GCCAATGAAGATAGCATCCATTAGAAGGGAGGTCACGAACGCGCTTTGTAATCGGTAGAAGCCGATGACTAGGCAAGTCGTAACTAACCAACTGTAGTTTGCTATCTAAATTATCACCACCGTGGTATTTCTTAGGAACGTAATCAGAAAAAGTTTTCCAAATTAGGAAAACCTCTTCATTAACGATCACGTCCGAGAAACCGCGACCTGCCCATTTTCTCAACGAATTGAGAGCGTGGATAAGGTCAACGAGGGTGTGGATAGGTTTCCGTATGTAGAAGGGTGTTACGTCATGACCATTGAGGTAATGGCCACCGCAACTTTCTCTAAAACCCCCAATCCCAAAGCTTTTCTCCAAGTTAACGGAGAAGCCAAAGAAAGAAAGGATCTCAAATAAACTATCATAAAGCTCAGTGGGACAAATAATATCGTCCCCATAAACTGAGATAGTACCCTTAACACCTCGAAAATAGGCGCAAGTTCGCGTTAAGCAATAGAAGAGTAAACTCTCAAGCTCAAACGTGAAACCATTACCCATACTCGAGAACATCTCGTTAAAATGCAAATCACCATCAATACTCGTCCGAGAACACCTTAAGGCGTTCAGTGTCGAGTACCAATGATGAGGTAAGAGCAATTCGACTAAGGAACTCGACACGCTATCACTAGCGCTAGATAAATCCAAAGTCGCTAACGAACCATCAATACTTCCGATGCGGGCTAAGTCTCTATTGATCGACTGATCATTGAGATTCACGCCTTTACGGAGAAGACGATTACGAAAGTATTGTCCGACCCCTTTCTGCATCCACATATTGATGTCAGGCTCTTTACAAGCACATCGATCAATCAGAGATGTTTTAGGAACGGTGAACATTGTGTTGCTGTCGACGACATTTAACTGTAAGTCGCCGGTTGTAACCCAATGAGGAAACTCTTCCGTAACAATTTGGAAGAGATCCATGGCAGACGCTGTTATGTCTGCTTTCCCGTTATACTTGAGAACCGGAAGGCTCTCAGTACGACCGCGTGAGGTAGAAGCACCGCCAGAAAAGCCGCCCAAAAGCGACTCAACCGGCACAGTTTCTCCCACAATGTCAACTATCAGTTTACGGCAGAACTCTACAAACGGACCAAAGGTTATACCACGACTAATAATTTGATCGTCGTGGGTTGAAAGTAACCTAAGATTCGTCTCTTCATTACGCGTTTCGGTGTCGAGCCATTTAGTTACAGCTCTAATCCGACGTAATTCAGAAGGGTCCGTGTCACTCGACACGTACTTAGAAAGTAGAGTATCTTTGAGGTACCGTGTTGCCGGGTTTTCCGGCAACTTCTGGATCTCTTTGATAAATCTGTCGCTCACTGACTCGGGTATCCTCTCGTTCGCGTCTATTAACGCT